ACGGTATCGATGCCGCTTTGGCGGTGGCTGTCGAGCACGGACACGCCCCGGACGCTGGCAAGGTCGAGGCCCGCGGGGTCCAGCACTTCCCGGAAGCTGCCGCGCGCGTCCCGGCGGGCCACCGGGGTGGTCGAGGCGATGACGGCCTCAATGGTGCCGGCCTCGGGATCGAAGGACCGCGGGCGCGCCGCGGCGTCGCGGTGCTGCAGCTCGACATGGGACTCACGAAGCAGTATCTGGCGGTCCAATTCCGCGTAGATGCGGTCTGCGGTCCAGCCGGCCGAGAGTGAAACGTAGTTCACACCATGGCGGCGGCGGATCGTAATCGGCTTATGCGTTTCCATCGGAAGGCTCCGGTTGTGCGAGCGCCGCGGTGGCGGTCGCGGTCAAATCTTGTTGGGACGGGTCGCCCTCAATTTCAGCGTCGACATCGGACACGTCGCGGCCGTTCTCGCCGATGATCTCTGTCCGCGAGCGTATCCGCGCATTCAATTCGAGCACGTCCGCCTTGGCCGCTTTAAGCGGGTCGGTCGCGGGCCAGCCGCGGAAGATGAATTTTGCGGTAAGGTACGCTTGCGGCGCGCGTTCGAAGTCAGGCGCGCGGATGCGGCCGGTCAGGACTTCGAGCAGCACGAAGCGCCGCCAGATGGGCGCGAGCACTTGGCCTACCAGACAATTCGATTGGAAGGCGCGGATGCGGCGCCGGAATGCCTGTTGCCCGACTTGAGCGCTCGAAAAGCTGGTCTCGGCCAGATCGCCGCTCGCCAGCATGTAGGGAACCGATGCGCCGGCGCATGCGCTGCGCGCCATGTGCTTCAACGTGCCGTCGATGCCCTGCATGTCGCTGGGCTGGGTGAAGGTCACGTCCGCACCGCCCGGCAGAACTCGCAGGCTGCCCGGCTCAATCGATAACGTGGCCGGGTCGACCTTGCCGTCGCCCGCGAGGCCGGACGCGTTGTCGAGATCGCGGATGAAACCGGCGAACAGGCAAGAGATTTGCGCTTTCTTGAGCGCGGCGTCTTCGAGCGCGTCAAGGTCGAGCAGCCGGGTCGCCACCGGTGCCAGCGGGGACAAGCCGCGAAGCTGGCCCGGGAAGCGCGGCTCGAACAGGTGCGCGATGTCCATGGGCGGCACGGACACGGGCGGCCCCACGCTGGCCCACGGGACATCTGGCGCAGTCGGCAGGACCCAATAGGCGGTCCGCCGGCCGGCGGCGTCGACCTCGATGCCCTGCACAATGCGGGGCGAGGCGGCGCCCGACATGTTGCCGACAATCGTCCGGGCCGGGTCGATCTGATCGGATGCCAGATAGCGCAGCTTCAACGAGTCATCGTCGACCGCGAAATGGGTGAAGGCTTCGCCATCAATCATGAAGCCGCGCGCCAGCCGCGAGCAGTAGCCGCCCAGGTCGTTAATCCCCTCGATGTCGCACGTGGTGGCGAAGTCGTTGAAGCGCGCTTCGAGATCAGCGGCCTCGTCCGCGTCGACAAGGTTGCTGCGCACGGTCGGGCCATCGGCGACGGCCTCGGTCACGAACGTCGACACGATGGAAGCGGCGAGCGGACTATTTTCGACCAAATAGGCGACCCTGCGGCGCGCGACCCGGGCCGCGGTCTGCACTTCATTGACGGGCGACCAAAGCATTGCGCTATCGGGCCAGCGCCCGGACCCGCCGGCCACGTCGATCGAGCGGCGCCATGCGGTGCGCCCCGCGCGTGCGGCTGCCCGTGTAGCTTTGGCGAGGCGTGCGAGCATCAGTTCATCGGCCCCCGGGCCGCGACGGTCTTGCGGCCGTTCCTGGTCATCTGGGTCAGAAACGTGCACGAAAGGAACGCGTGCGGCAGCCCGGCCGCGTCGCTGATCTCGGCCATGCTCATGAAGCAATCGCCATCGATCAGCCGGACCCAATATTCCCGCAGCTTTCGGCGCACGGTGGCGCGCCGCTTCGGCTCAACGTGTTCCGCCAGTGCGGGCGAGTCGATCAAATTTTCGACCGCGTTCGCCACGTCCATGCGCATGGTGGCGGTCGGCACGTCGAAGATGGCGGCCACATCGGGTATCGCCATGGTGGTGATGTTGACGGCGGTGTCGGTCATTGGAGTCGCGTCCCTTCCGGCATCGGGATCATGGCTTCGAGCGCGCTGCGGGCGAGCATGCCGGCGCGCTTGGCCCGCTGCTCATCGCCAGCTTTCAGCGCCTCGACAACCTCGACCGCCTGTTCGCGCGCCTCAGTACACGGGGCGAGCAGCGCCGCGGTGCGCGGATCGTCGGGCGGCGGCAGAAACGAGCTGCCGATTAGATTGATGCCGTGCTTCGCCCCGGTCTCGCGCATGAAGCGGATCAGCCGGGTGACGTTCACGCACACAATCCGCTCGGCATCGGCGCCGGCCGCCTGCGGTGTCGAGGCAAGCTTCAAGGCGATGTAGTCCTGCGACACGTTGCCGGCGGCGCCGCAAACCATGTGGGCGGTCTTGCCGCGCTTGTCACGGAAGTCGACGATGCAAAAATTGACCGGCTGGCTGGCGTCGGCTTCCGAGATCGCGACGCACTGGCCCCACACATCCCAATAGACGCGCACGACTTGCGCCGCGAATTTGCGGGTGTGCGACTTCGCGATGGCGTCGGCGAGCATCAACGCCACGCCGTCCAGCTCGATGTACCGCAGCGACGTGTAGGCGTCGGACTGCCCGAAGGCCAGGGCGAGCTGCTTGCGGATGCGCAGCGCCTTGAACCGGTTGATTTCGATCGCGGTCGCGGTCAGCACTTCGTCGAGGGTCATGGGGCGCATTGGGCGACTCCGTGGGAAGCAGGCGGATCATGTCGGTTCTTCAGAAACTAAAAAACGTCTGGCGGGATAAAGAAGGCGCAAAGCTGGGTGCGGCGGCACCCTCTATAGCAGGTCTCAGGTGCGGGCGCACCCCTGGCATTATGCCCGCATCGCCAAGTCAAAAAAGAACCGGGCAGACTTGGCGAACGGACCCGCAACCCCCCACTAAAGCGCTGCTTTATGCGGACCGGGCGCGCGTCGCGACATCGCGCGGAAAATCAGCCGGACAAATCGACAACCCGGTTCGCCGTTCGTGATGCGTCCCTTTAGTCGGCAGGGTGTTCACGGTGAACACCCGGTTTTAGCGTCGGCTCATCCATGCCGATCGCACCACGGCCGGCGGCGCCACCGCGGGCGCGTTGCGCAGATCGTCCGCGCGCTGGTCGAGCTGTACGGCCACGGCCTGCCGTGCCGCGAAGCAATAGACCAAGGCATCGAGCGCTTCGGCTTTGCGTCCGCTGATGCGCTCGAACCGGCGCACGGGCCGGCCGCGGATGTAGCGCACCATTTTCCGCTCGGATGCGAGCTGCTCGTAATAGACCGCCTCAAGTGAAGCCGAGAACCTGATCGAGCGCCCGCGCTGCAAGCGATTGAAGATCGTTGTCTTGATCACGTCGACTCCGACCAGCCAAAGGCGCCCGGCGCCGGCAGTGCCCTTGATCTTGCTCTTCGTGGCGGTGATGACGGGCCTCGACCCGGCCATGCCCTTGACCGCCATCACGCGACGGCGCGCGCGCGGAAAGCAGAAATCGTAAACGCGTTGCGTCCAATCGCCGTCGCCCGAGTCGATCGCCGCGGCATCGATGCCGATCTTGCCGCCCAAGGGGTGCTGCCAGCGCGTCTTCAACAATTCGTCTAGCTCAATCCATAACGTGTCATCGTCGGGCGAGCCCCACAGCACCACGTGGCCCAGGACGAGCGCTTCGCCGCCGCGCGTCCATCCTACCAAAGAGATTTCGAGTCGGTCGTCTTGCACGTCGCAGCCCGCGGTGATGACGAGCACTTCGGCCGGAATGTTGTCGAGGCCCCACGGCTCGGCCCGGGCCGCGAGCGCAGACTCGTCGATCTCTGCGCCCTGCTCGCGCCAGCCTTCGGCCAGGATGGTGTTCGTGAAGACTTGCAGCTCATCCGGATCGTCCTTCGCGGCGAGGAATTCCGCGGCGAGGCGGCCCCACGACGCGTTGGCGAGCAGAGAGACACGCGCGTTGAGCCGGAAGCCGGCGTGCGAATTCGTCACATGTGACGAATTTGAAAACGATATTTCCTCGGGAAATTTCGTTTTTGTCGCCCGCCATCGCCCGGCCTCGACCATGGCGGCCTTGTACCGCTCGGCGATCAGCTCGGCGCAGTGGGGACATCGGAAGCCGGCGCGGTCGGGCTGCCCTTCCGGCCATTCGATGTGCTGCCACTTGATCTCGGTATATGCGCCGCACTTCGGGCACGGGACCTCGAAGACCCGCATGTCGGACTCGGCGTAGCTGCGCAGCACCGCGCTTGTGTCCTCGAAAAGCGGCGTGCTGCCGATCACGATTTTTCTATTCGCGTAGGACAAGGTCCGCCGCTCGGCCAAGCGCAGCGGGTTGCCTTCGGCGCCGACTTCCATGGCGTCGACCTCGTCGCACAGCAGGACGCGCGCCGTGTGCCGGCGCAGATTGCGCGGCGCCCGGGCCGCGACAACTTTGAGCGACCCGCCAGGGAACCTTCGGTGCATTAAGGTGTTGCGTTGCCCGTCCTCG